AGTCGCCTATCTTCTCGATACCTGTAGGGTTTCCAGCTACCATGTCACGGATCATTTTGCTAATATCGACACCTGTGTTAGCCTTGATCCATGCATTGATGCCTTCAACGCCTTTCATCATCGCAGCCTTGAAATCCGCAAGTACTGATGTGGATTTTTCTGTCTCAACAGTTTGATCTGCAGTGGCAACAGATTGACCGACGATAGCGCCCTCCGCCTTCGATATAACACTCACCATATTCTTAGAGTAGTTTGCATCTGTGGCGTAACCACCTTTTTGTACAGCCGTGGCGTACTCGCCTAAGTCCTTCCTACCACGCGCACCATCGTATCTCTTGCTGGACATTACACGTTCGAAGTCCTTAAAGAAATCGTCAATGGTTGCATACTTAACGTAGTTGCCGCCTTCACTGGCAGGGCGTGGAGAGCCTTTAGAGCCGTTCGGATTGCCCTCAGTATATGTAATCCCACCGAAGTTGTTATTCAGCTTCGCAACATTAGATGTACCGCCCTGGCTCTCATAGTACAACTGCTTCAACAAAAGGTCAGAATCGATGCCCAACGAAGTAGATATACGTTCTGCTTGTGGCTTGTACTTCTTTATGAAGCCTCCTAGATTGAATCCAGGCACACCACCGTTAAGCGCCTCTAAGAACGGTCTGAATTGTGCAGCAGCCTTGGCGTTTACGACAAACTCACCGTTTGACAGCATCGCAGGGATACTATCAGACGTCGCGGAGCCAAGTCCGAATACAGATCCTCCTGTAGAGAAACCTGGAATACCTCTTGCCTTGTTCGTCATGAAGTAATTCAAGGTCGTCTCTAGATCGTCACGTCTACCTGTCTGGCTTTCTGCGATATCAACGGCAGGGGCAATCATCTTGCTCTTGTCGAACTTAGCGAAGCCTTTCAGTAGATCAAAGTTCGTCGTACTGAACTTACCAGTTAGGTCTTGAAACGTCAATGCACCAGAGGAGTTATTGATCTTAGCATCATCAGCTATATCTATGAGGCCTCTCGCTCTGGTCAACGCATCGTGATCGTTTAGCATGCTCCTTGCAAGGTATGAGCGCGCTGCTATGGCTAAGGTCGCTTCACCCGCCGGACTCTTAATAGCCGCATTCTCGAAAGCCCACTTAGATGCTTGTGCCTCAAACAGAAAACGTGAATCAAACATGTCCTGGTAATTGGCGAAACGAGCCATATACTGCTGGTTCAATGCAGAACCTATTGCGTTCGCTTCCTTATACTCGTTACTGCGCAAGTAAGGCTCGCCGACTTCTCTGTAACGCTTCAAGGCCCTCGCAGAGTGCTCTTCAAGTTGCATACGTAACGGCAATATGTCGCTACGTACCGTTTCCAAGAAAGCATTATCAGAATGGATATGTCCAATCTCATGCAATGACACGTAGTACTCGCCGTATCCGTTCTCTGGAGTGATAGCGGGGACATTAAGTGTTTTACTTGCTGGATCAGTACGCGCTGCAACAGCATCTACATACTTAAGTTGATAGCCGACCAGTCCTGCTTTAGTGGCGACATCTTGTTGCATGGCAGCAACTATTGCAGGTGAGACACCATTGTTGATAGCCTCGAGCAACTGCATGTTGTCCTTAGCAGCTGCGGCCTTAACGACGAATTCACCGTTGGACACCTTAGCGTTGATACTGTCAGATGTCCCCGTTCCTGGACCACGAACCTTACCACCACCTGAGAAGGCTGTATAAGGATACGGTTCAGCTTCACCATCTTGTTGCTCACCACGCTGCAGGAGAATGTTCTTGGTTGTGTCGAAGAAATTTGTTATACTCTTTCCGACAGACATACTCCAATCTAGGAATCCTTTTTCCATTCTAGCAGCAGTAGCATCAGGTAGCAGCTTAAAGTCGCGTCCACCATCAGGCAGCATCTCTACCAGCAGCGGTTTCTCCAAACCCATTGTGCCTAGGATGGCCTTCTCCACATGGACACCTACTTGCTTGCCCATACGTTCAGCTTGCTCGAAGTCACCTTGCGCTATCGATACGGCAGTTGCACCGATACCCATTGCGGCTGAGGCAGCATGCTGTCCAGGTGTCGTCGGTTCAACATCAGGACTGTCACCCATTAGCCACGGGAACTCTTTCTTCAGATAATCTGTCAGCGCCTTAGCACCAAGATCGAGGCCTTCTTTTATTGCCTTAGGGATCTCATCAGTAACAATGAACTTAAGTGTGTTCCAGGTCTCAGGCTCTTTGAAGAACAACCAACCCGCGATCAAAGCTGCAGTGATGATTGCGCCTATAGGCGTGAACACAGCACCGAGAACCGCACCGAACAACAAGGTGAAGGCAGATACCGCTGTAGCACCAGTGAGCTGACCTAAAATGCCAGCACCGATTGTGACAGCTATCTTCTGATGCTCAGGTAAGTCAGACTGTCGTGCAAACTCAGAACCAGCTGTGAAGCCTGCGTAGCCACCTAAGAAGCCACCTGCGCTTGCTAACGAGTTCTTCAGACCATCCTTGAACTGAGTGGAAGCATCACTAATGCTCTTACGCAGTGTGTCACGTGTAGCTGAAAGCTGTTGTATCTGTGGGCCAAGCATTGCCACTTGCGACGTAGCGTTTGTAACTTGGCGTTGCGAGAATGCAGCGCCCTCTTTGATGGTCTTGTTAAGCGACAACAATTCCTTCTGGATAGGAGCTACAGCGCGTTGCGCGTCATTAGCAGTGGATAGCCTAGAGATGGGCAAGTCATTGACTAGCTTCTGTACCTGTGCCTGTTCACTTAACCGCTTCGTATTCAGTGCCACCACTGCCGTCGATCTGTCGAATGTCTTGGTAGCGTCCTTAACTTGCTTGTTAAGATAGCTCAGCTCAAGTTGTTTACCGACCGATTTTCCCATCGCAGTTGGCGAAGTAATGACATCGACAAGAGCACCGCCAGCGGCCTTTCTATTGTCCGAGGAAAACAAGAACGCCAGAGCTGCCAGCTTAAGTGTAAACTCAGCGATACCCTTCACGACGGCTATAAGCTTGTCACCCATGCTGTCAGCAGTCTCTAGGTACGTTGATATTGGACCGAAAGCGCCACTACCAAAGATTGCTTCTTTGATCGACCTGCCAATATCCAACGTAGTGCGAATGCCTTTAACGAGTGCGTTGACGAGCGTCCCTTCATCGACGTTCTTCGCCAACATCGTGCCGGTCAGCCCTACACCACTCACAGCAGCAGCTTTAAGTAGGAAGCCACGCATGGGGGCCATCGATGAGAAGATAACAGTAGGTATCAAAAGCATCGCGCCTAAGATAGCAGTCAGCGTTGCACCAATAGCTAAAGTGGCAACCACCTGATCTTTGTTGTCGAACGCATTTATGATGTCATGCATGAACGGTCTATCGACTTCTTGTTTGTGAGGACCGAATGGGACTTGCGCGCCGCCTTTATCGTCAGGGATACCTACGATCTGCCGTACTAACTTGCCACGATCAGTGCTTTGTAACCAGTTTAGGCCACTAGCTACATCCGACTGTTTAGCGATGATACGGCCTAATGACTTGAAGAATCTAGGCACAAACGAGATGAAATCGTTGTACATGTCACCGATAGTAGAGAGGGCGTCGCTAGTGTGAGACGCAACAGAGCGACCGAGTCCATTAACAAAGCTGAGAAGCCTCTCCACATAACTTTCTTCGGCGGCTTCTATATTACTGGCTACCAGACCCTTAGATGCTATCCCTGTAGACAGCGCCTTGCCGATTTCAGTGCTAGCACTCTTGTTCATAGAACCGAGCAAATCAAATGGCTTAGCCTTAGCACCGTCACCTAGGTGATTCTTCCTGAACTCGGGGAATGTACCTTTAGAGTTCTTCTGGAGGTTGTTGAGATATTCTACGGTGTCGAAACCAGGCATTTCAACTTTAGGCGGCTCCTTTACAGCCTCCTTTATATCCTTCAAAATCTTAACCTGCTTGACACTTTCGTCGAGTATCTCGACATTAGTTTCTGGATAGATAATAGGGGCCAGCCATTCCTTACGCCAAGCTTCTATTTCTGCCTCTGTGAAACCTGTATCACTCTTATTAGGAGCTGTAGTTTTCTCATCTGGATAGATAAGTGGTTTCAGCCATTGATCCTGCCAGTCTTTGACCTCCTGCTTGGAGAAGTCACTCCAGGGGTTCGTGGAAGGTGCTTTGTAGTTGGCATCAGTCGGCTCAGGTAGAGCTTTCGGTGTTGGTTTCAACCACTCAGCTGCCCACGCCTCGTCTGCAGTTTGGGTACGAGCCTTAGATGTCGTAGATGCGGCAGGCTTATCAGCAATACCTAAGACCTGCTTCCAGTACTTAGCTGCATCAGTGAACACCGTCTCGAACATCGATGTGAATGTGACCAGCAAGGGTTTCACTGCAGTGGTCATCTTACCTATCCAGCTGATGACACCCTCTACCAAATCAGGGATCCACGAGTTGCCAATGACTCTGTCATACAGCCAGGCGAAGGCAGCTTCAATTCGTTGTACTGTGCTGATGACCTGTTTAGCAGACGCCTCGAAACCACCGAATGTGAACTTCATGTCGAAGCTCAGCATGTCCCCCAACATCTTAGCAATCTTCTGGAATGCGGCACCTGCCGTATCAGGTAGATCAGAAAAGAACACCAATAATGGCATCAGCGCTACGATAGCCTTAACCTTCAGGTAGGCCATGTCTGTGATGAAGCGAGTAGCGAATCCTGTGATGGACACCGCTAGCTTATCAATGAATATGGCGATAGGATTCGATCCACCGAACAGCTGCAAGACAGCCTGCATAATCACTGTGAATGCATTACCAAGGTTCTTCAGAGAGCCACCTATGGTAACGAATCGACTCATGTTCTTGTTGATCTCGTCCGTTTGTGACAGAATACCTGCGAACACACGATTCGCTGATAGTGTACCTTCCTCACCCATCAGCCGTAGTTGGCCGATTGATACGTTCATACTCTTGGCAATCACTGTAGCCAATTCAGGTATGTTCTCGAGGATAGACCGAAGTTCGTCACCCTGCAGTCTGCCAGAGCTTAACGCTTGACCAAGCTGCAGAATACCAGCAGAGGCTTGCGCAGCTTCTACGCCGGAGGACTTTATGATGCGAGCAACGTTAGCTGTCACTTGCAGTGCGTCCTTGCTAGATGCGCCGAAGTTCTCAGAGGCACGCCGCAGTTTGACATACAAATCAGCCACATCAGTGATCGCTATGCTTGCATCCATAGCCACAGCGGTTATCTCTTTGAATCGTTCAGCCTGCGCGCCTGTGCTTTTCTCCACGAGACGGAGCTTAGCATTCAGTGTGGCTACCTTGTCGGACAATGCTGCTACACCAACAGTTGCTACTGCGATAGCCGCGAATTCGCCAATAGAGCGTGTAGCTCGCATCAAGCTATCTGACATGCTGTTGGCTGACTTACCGATATCCTTTACCGAATCAGACAACCTGCCAAGCTTGGCCGTATTAGCCCCTGAGCCTACCTTATCAGTGGCCTTGGTGATAGCCTCAAGTTTCTCAGTTGTCTTGTCAGAGGCAGTACCGATTCCTGTAACAGCCGTGACTAATCTCTGTATGTCACTTTCGGCTTTGGCGGCATTAGTTTTTACTTCTAGTTCAATTGCCATACTACCTCCGAAAAAAATCCCCTAGATAAGTTCTCCTTATCAGGGGGCGTGTCATTTGACACTCACGGGACCAGTTAGTCTACCGTATTTTAGTGCAGTTCGTTCTACGAAGAATTGTGGTGCTTGCTTCGAGGAACCACTATTCAAGTCCTCAATATACGGTGCATCGTTACTGACCACGACACTATTACCGTTAACAGAACTCTTCCAACGTGATCTTGCGTAGCCTGTGTCGACTGGCGTATTTATCGCCATGTCTATTGCCATCACCTCGGCTACGGTCTTGGATTGCTTAACGCGCTCCTTTAAGAGTTCATCTCTCATGCCCGCGAGAGCCTTGTCAATTCCCTTGGCTTTTACTGTCAGCATTTGAGTCTCCTAGTAGCGGATTAATATTACCCTTCGCACCGAGCAATTTCTTGAACAATGCGCTGGCTTTGAAGTTTGCACCTGAGATCTTACCAAGCTTCTTGTCCTCATCACGCTTCTTAAAGATAGGCGCTAATGAAGGAAACAGCTCTTCAGGCTTTTGTTTCAGACCTTGTGCTTTCAGTAGAAGAAATGTCCTATAATCTTCTTGCCAACCTGCAGGCCGTCGTTTATAGTACTCTATCCACCCCGTAAACTCGTCATAGGGCATTTCGTCTAATAACCGATACAAGGGCAGACGAAGAGTTTCTGCTAATTGAAAGAACACAAGCTCTTCGTCTGATAGATCCATTTACTTACCCAGGCCCGAGTTCTTCATGATTTCAGCAGACAGTTTCGTCAACTCATCCATCGGAAGATCAGAGATGTCGGAGTCACTGTATTCAGCGAATTCCGGGCAACCTGTGCGAATAACGAACAGCAGAACCTTGAGGTTGTCCCCTTCATCGTTCTCATTGCTCTTGACGAGCTTTTGAATTTCGATGACCTGGTTCACGGACAGCTTGAAGATCTCTACTTCTTCTCCCAGAAACTTGATTTTCTTCGGAGTCTTGTTGGCGGTAAATCGCATGCTCATTTTGTTATCTCTTTCGATGGATAGCATTATTTGAAATCCTCTTGATGCTTCGCCTGGAACTCATCTAAAGCCTTGAGCATTCCATGCAATACACCGAGAGTCTTGAATAATTCAACAGACTTCGGGCCTTCCACAAATTCTGGCAGACGTTCGTAAGTCTTTCTGATACTGATATCTACGCAACGCCGCATGTGTTTCGCAGTGGTGCGCAGTACATAACCCTGACTGAAGGGTTTCTCTTTCTGATTTTCCATTATTATCCTTAACATTGAGGACGCCGAACGCGGTGGTCTTCGGTCGTTTAAGATAGGGCAACCAATCCCTATCTCCTCAAACGTCAGCTATTAGGCAACCGGCTCAGTGGTGTAAGCACCATAGAAGTCGGACTGGATCGACAGCGTCAGGGTCGCGGTATTCGCGTCCGTCAGCTGCGGATTCACCAGCAACGCCTCGATCTTGCCCAGCCAGAAGAACTGAGTGTTCTTCGTAGCAGTGCCGTCAGAGGTGTCACCACCCAGGGCGGTCGAAGCAGCAACCGAACTGTAGCCAGGAGGCTCAGCATTCAGAAGCGTGAAGCGGAAGGCGTGGGTAACGCCGTCAGCAACAGCTTGACCCAGAAGCGTAGTGCTCGCCCAATCGGACGGCACGTAGTTGACAGTGACTTCCAGATTCGGAGCGTCAGACTGACCTTGTACCTGTTGCGACTGCGACTGTCCGAAGACAGGCACGTTCACAATGTTCGGAGGAGTACCGATAGCGGGAAACTCACGAACGTTCGCAATACGAGCGAACTTGGTAGCGCCAGCAGCGGCTTGGTCAACCGAGGTGAACATCGCCGCCCAATTGGTGATAAGACTGGGAGTAGCCGGAAGAGCCACGTCCGTATCAGCGCTAGCGCCGAAGTGAACGGACAGGTCCGAGTACATACCAGCGCCGATAGAAGAGATGTGTGCCATTTGTTAATCCTTAAGAAAGTAGTTGAACGGTACTGAATAGACGGCTTTGTACAACGCTGAGTTGTCCTTATCGTATCCACTAAGTACTAAATTGCTAGAACCAACCTGTGTGTGTCCACTTCCTGTTTCCAAAGACTTTCCAACGAGATGTTTATCAAGCTTGTCAGCTATCTCAACAACACGCTTTGGGCCTTGTCCAGCTTGGACGAATATGTCTATATTCAGGATTCCAGAAGTGGATTTCAGATTGACACCACTACCTCCCGAGATGATCGAAACTCTTATGTACTCATTGTTTGGTGCACTACCAACGTAGTTTGTCGGAAACGTTAAGACACCCTCGTTGGTCCATCGTGGCCTTTTGAATACAGAAAACACGTCCTGTTCCACAGCAGAGTATTTACCCATTATGTGGCCCTCGTGACTGTAACTGTTGTAGTGTATCCATTATCCTCTACCGGATGCGATATTCGCCATGTGTTGCCATTAAAGGTAGCTGTGTCGTAGACCGAAAGGTCGGACAAGTCCTCAGAGATCATCATCAGCTCGGCAGTCAGAGTGTTATTCTCTGGACTTTCGCCTTGCTGCTTCTTATCCCTACGCTTGGTGTTCAACACAGCTCTAACAACGGTCGTGACAGGAGTGGTGGTAGCCACAGTACCAGTCGCGAAGTTAAAGCTGGATGAATCCTTTTGCGTCAACGTAACGTCAATAGCTAGATCGCCTACGGCTTTGAAAGCCTTCCTTACAGCCTTTCGGACTGTCGCAAGGTAGGACATTAGTTAGCCCTCCATACAGCATTGCGTCCTCCTGTCCGCAGCATAGGATTGATAATCCGACGCACACTTGCAGGGATCAAGCTTACAGGAATGATGTTCTTCAGTTTGATCGAACCCACCTCTATGTCGATTACACCGCCCGTACTATCCATCAGACCATCGTTGTTCAGAACGTGGTAAGCTAGTTCGTACGTAGCATTCAACACTCGGGTGGGCGAATCAACATCATCAAACGACTTTGTTATGCCCAAACGTGGATCCCAATAAGAGCCAACCCTAGGAAAGGCCAGTGGTTGATCCTCACTTACAGCGGTTCCAATCCAGTTTAACTCATCTAATATGCTGGTAGCAGTGACCAGAGATTGAGCTTTTAGAGTGTCGCTAGCTTCAGTCCATGCAGCAACATCCGGCTTGTTAGCAAAGTACAACTCAGCCTCTGCCACCTCAACATACGAGTTTGTTCCTTTGATCAGCGCCATAAGTGACAAGTCCTATTAGGCGTGGAATACCGGGAGAATGCCCAGGCTCAGCGCGGAACTGTACTTGCGCTGCCACACGGACTGAACATAGGCAGGGGTGCCAGTGACCAGGCCATCAGTAGCGGCAGTAAGCGCCACTTGAACAGCGTTCTCGATAACAGCCTTGTAAGCAGCGTCGTCAGCAAACACGTTCTCGCTACCAGCCCACTTGTAACCGACCGGATGAGCGATGTAACCCCAACGATGCCAAATCGCAGTAGAACCACCACCCTTATAGGCAGCAGCATTGCGCTGGATTTCGACGGGATCAGGCACGTTCAGTGCATTGAAGTTGATCGCGCCAGGAAGAACGATGAAGCTCGTCTTGGTACCGACCACATCAACGCCAGGACCAGTGTTCATCTTGGTGAACTCGGCAGATGCCATGCTCTGAGTAGCACGAGTCAAGATAAGACGGAACTTACCCTGGAAGATCGTGTTGAACTCGATGCCAGCTTCGCTGACCTTATCCTGATCCACCAGATTGGCAGAACGGAGCGAGGCCATGACAGCGGGGCTGACGACCAGATAAGCATACGACGGCTCGTAATCCTTCCAAGCCATACCCATGGCAGTCAGGAAGCCCTCAGCGCGGGCAGCACCTTGAGCAGTAGCCGAAGCAGCAATGACCGGCAGCACGTTGCCCAGATCGACGTAGAAACCATACTTCTTGTCGGTCGGGTCGTTGTCAAACGTCTGTCCACCCAGACCGTTAGAGCCTTGGGCCTTGCCAGCACCGTTCAGCAACTCAGCAATAGCGACACCCTTGCAGACTGCAAGAATGGCGTTATGCTCGTCTTGAGCACGCGTCTCAGCGAAGTCACGACCGAACTTGGCCAGACCATCTTTCTGAGTAACAACTTGCTTCATGTTGACCTTCTCAGCACCTGCAGTCCGGACAGACTTGATGTATGTCAGGAATTCAGTGTCGGAGGTCGTCGCTGTACCAGCAGTACTGTCAGTAAGCGAGGCCAGGTTAATGGTCGGGGTAAGCGGCTTTTCCCAACGCAGTTGACCGATGAAGGTCTCAGTTTCAGTATCGATTTGCGAATTCGCCACGGTGATGCCGGTGTTGACCAGCTTCTTCGCGTTCGTATAAGCTTCATCGTAGTACGCACCAATAGCCGATTGCAGAACGGTATCAGTTGCGCCAGTTACACTCTTAGTTGCACTCATAAATATTTCCTTGTTGTATTATCGTTGCGGCAGTCTGCCTTCAGCAGCCATTCGGATCACTTCGTCTTGTGATTTGGCGAATAGCGATGTGTCGCCAGAGCCACCATCATTCCCACCCTTGCCTTGTCCCGAACCGGAACCTCCGCCAGAGCTAGCTTTTGTTTTGAACAAGAAAGATTGATTGTCATCAGCAACATATGCAGCAATGAAGTCTTTGATAGTGACACCGCTCTTGTGTACCCATTCGCCCTTATCGTTGCGAACAAGACCTTCAGCGATTTCCTTAAAAGCCATCTCAGCTGCGCGATCGTTCTTGAAATCCAGTCCTTGTAGTGCTGCACGCACATTCGCATCCCGAGTAAGCTCAGTATTGCGACGTTCCAATTCTGCATTCTTTGCATCCAGTTCCTTGCGCTTCACTTCAGCATCGGCAAGACGAGCCTCGTAGACCTCACGGTGTTTACCTTCGGCCTCAAGTCGCTTGATTTCAGCTTCACGTTCAGCGGCTTCTTTCTCCTTGAGCTTCTTCTCAGCAGCGTCTCGGATTTCGTAAGCCTTGTTGAGGTTATCTTTGAGGCCCTTGATCTGAGCTTCGATTCCCTCTTGAACTAGACGAGCGATCTTCTGTTCTTCTGTCTCACCCTTAAGAGCTTCCAGCCGATCCAATTCCGCTTGTTCCAGCGCAATCTCTTCGGTAGTCTTAGGAGTGCCATCTTCTTTATTCGGATTTATTGCCATGATTTCAAAGCTCCTGGGCACAGCCCATTTAAAATGTTAATGAGTACAACTCATTATCCAATTCCGTACCAGTAATGATTACCCTTGAAGTCGTGCGTTATCTTTACTAAGACATCGCTCTTCTTCAGAATATCACTCTCTTGTAACTTCTTACCACCGACAACAGATCGACCAGCGATAGGTATCAATCCAATGTCAATAGCTTCGTTCAGATACTTGTCATAGAGTTCCTTAGACAAGCCTCTATCACGCATTTCGTTAAGTGTGTCTAGGATAACGTTCTTATCCAGAACATTCGCATAGATTTCCCTAAGTGCATCCCTTGACTTCAATAGATCGGCAGCGTTGGCCATGAACGCGTCATGCACCGTAGCAGTAGGTATGTTGTTCTTACGTCCCCATAGATGATACTGCTTCACAAGTGTGGCGTCATTAGCATGGTTTCCGTTAACGGCAAAGGCTGTTCTAGCTTTGTTTACATCAGCAATGTCCCTCATGGTGTCTGTTTTGTTTCTGAACTCTTCCCACCACGTAGGGTCAGTCTTCTGTTTGATCATGAGGATGTTGGTCACCCAATCACCATTTGCATCACGATACACTAATCGCTCTTCGAACGCCTGTGTGAAATTCTGTTCAATAACCTTGCCATCAAAATTAACCCAAGGGATGTTCGTCCATTGTTTCGGCATCTTGTTCGGATACAGTACATCGAAGCCTCCGTAGAGTGTCTCTTCGATCGCACCTAACTTGAACTTTACCTTTCCAAGTGTAGTGCCAGTACGTCTGTCCAATGGAGCTTTAACACCGTAAATGACTTCAGATAGTAAGTCTCCTGGTTTATACCAAGGGACACGCTTAAGGAATTTCTCGCTGATTGATTCACTGGCTTTTGTACCCAACAACTCTGCCACACGCGGTGGTAGTTTGTCGCCAGCCTTGTAAGCACCGAAAAGCATCTGCCGCAGGATCTTAGCTTCGTCGAAGGACGCTTCATTCGGCTTGGCACTAGTGAGGAAGTCCTCAGCTAGTCTACCAAAGTAACGTGTGAAGTCCTTAAGAATAGGAACCTGTACAGCAAGATTTTCGCTCATGATCTCAGCAATAAGCTTGAAATCATTAGG